AGTCCTGTAGTGGCATTATTATACTCCTGTTTAACATTACCTTGATCACCATTGATGATCTGTTTTATTTTGTCTAACTCGTCTGCCATAACTTATTAGTTGTTACGTCTCCTACCGTATCTATTAGTTCTGTTAGGAAGCTCGTACATATTGAATTTATTCAATTGTTGTCTTATTCTACGTTGCTTAGTCCAGACATCTTGTTTCTTAATCTCAATGTCTGCCATGATGAATGCTTCATCAGAAAGACTTTTGTAATATACAAGTTTTTGCTGAAGTTGATTGAATGTCTCATCATTGGTTTGATTGACAAGCATCTCAAACACTTTGTATTTGATGAAGTGTTCTAGATATTCTCTAATACGATAATTATCAGGAATAAGCTGGTTTCCAAGACTGTCGTAATCTTGAGCATAGAAAATGAGATGGACAACACCATTTCTGAAATTCGTAACGAATTTGTTGTCTCTAATATCGAATGAGTCATAAGTAGATGATCCTGGTGTAAAGTTGTTCAATGGGGCAACTCCTTGTCCGTACATCTCCCAGTTCTCTGTGTAGTTAACATCACATTGCTGTCTTGCAGAGATGTTTCCTGGCTTGAGAAGATACATTCTTCGATAGGACATTGCTGCCTCATTATTTGTCTTGTAGACAGTTTGCATAAACTCAGGCATACAAGAACCATCACATCCTACATTTCCGCAGCAAGGACTTGCAATGTCGCAGTTTGTAGTGATGGGACTAACTTGTATGGTGGTTTGTGTTGCTGCTTGAGAGTAGAATGAATTAGCTGTCTGATATGGGAAACCATTAATAACAGTGCACATCCATGCTTCTCTAACAGCATAGAAGTTGTCTGGAAGTCTTGCTTCAAAGTTATCAACAACAAGAGCTGTTTCAGCTATCACGTATGTAGCTCTTCCCAACTTTCTAAGACATTTGTCTAGATAGGTGGGGAATAACAAATCGTCTACAGCACCTGTGTCAAAGTAGCTCTTAAGCTCTTCTTTTACAGTTGCGTAGATTGGATCTGGACTTACGAAGTTAAATTTGTAGTAATAGCTCATCTTTAATTAAGATTCCATGTTGCATAAATGTGTTGATACTTCTCATCAGATTTAATGTACTTAGTAATCAATCTGGAGTTTTCTCTTGTTGGTTTAAACTTCCAGAAACTAGAAAACTTAAATCTGCATGATCTTCTAAACCACTTCCATCCAAAGAAATATCCTTCTGTATGGTAGTTAAAGTTGTAGATGTATTTTCCTTTCTCTCTAGTTTTTTGCCAGTCAATTGGTAAGTTTATATACTCCTTACCATCAACCACTGTAACTCTCACTCTTTTCTTTTTATTCACTGCAAACTCTCCTAATCCATTTGGAAGCTTCAGCTTCTCTCCTGTCTCAAGCATGTGTTCAGTGAACATTTTATTAAACCCATAGACAATCTTCTTCCAGTCTTCGAAGGAGATGTCTATTTCAGGTTTCTCACTCTTGAAATTCTTGTAGTTTTCTTTTGAGGCACTTCGCCAGTCTTTTGCTACTCTCATCTAAACTGTGGTGAGTTTGGTGATTGACCATCTATTCCATCATCAGTCATGTCAGTCTTAAGGTTGAAATAGCTTTGAAGTAGTTTTTGTGATGTTAAATCAAGCACTTGTTTCTCTAGATATCCTGGAAGAGCAAACTCTTTGTCCAAAGGATTCTGACATAGTTGATCAGTGGTGTAGCTTGGAGTTCCACATCCGCACTCTGGATACATGATATCATTAGGGACATCTTCCTCAAACAGAGCTACAAACCTAACAGCCTGTAGTGCTGGATTGCTGACATAAAGATAACCATTTGAAATCCAGAAATACTCTTCTTTTCTAATAACAGGAAGTTTTAATAGGTTGAGGTAACGATTGACAGTTATCTCTTTCATCTTCTTACCTTGTCCAGATAATGCGTTTATTGAATAAACACCTTGAATAACATATTGATAATTTCCTTCAGATATTCTAGGAAGTTTTTGTGTTGATCTAGCAACAGAACAAGGATCTGCATAGTTGCAACATTCTGAGATGGGCACCTCACACATTTCCAGACATGGAATGGTTGTAAAAAGTGTATCTGTTGCCCAGAGTTTTCTTAGGTTGGTTTCTCTTTTTATCAACAATAGTGCATTATTTCGCACTTCAGAGGCAATTGCTCTGTCTGTGATGAGACTATCTGTTGATATGATCTTGTGCGTTGATCGCACGTCAGATACTAATTTCCTTAATGTTGACATCTTGTATTCCTGATTTTCAGAGTTATATGTACTCAAATTTAATCATTTTTCCAAATAAAAACTCCCAGACATAAAATGCCTGGGAGAAACCCTACAAAACCAATAAAGTAGAGTTTATTTAATTGGTTGTAAAATTGGTTTTATTCTGCAACCACAGCAGTGGTTGTTGTACTAGTTGTTGGGACTTCTGTTGTGGTGCTAGTGGTTGTTGGAACAGGAGGAATATAGTCCCCTGTAATTGTAAGATTGAGTTGTTGAGCAACCCAGTCCCACGCATATGAATCTATTTCCCACTGAGTGTAAGCCTCACCTGTCATGTTCAAGTTTCCTTGTGCTACTTGTGAGCCTACATAACCCTCTGCTGTTTCAGAAAGTAGTTGATAATAGAATGTCGCACTTGTTCCTAGTGTAACATTTACAGCATAAGCGTTTAAGATTTTAGCTTCTACTATTTGTCCGTTATCCCAAATTGATACGGGTTCGATTGTTTTCATGTATTTTTTGTTTAAAGTTATTTTATAATTGTGCTGCTCCAATTACAAACAATTGGCCATTTATTTCTACAATTATTTGATGAGTTTCGCTAGGCTGAGTTCCTATTACTGCCCTACCTAATTTCCAAACACCAGAAACATACCCTGTATCAAGAGTTCCTGTTCTAATAGTTCCATTTACATACAGTGTAGCCCCTATATCTGTTGTCGTTCCAATTAAGAAATTACCACCATTATTAAAATATGTAGCACCACCTCTTGAAGTATTTGCAGCAATGTTAACTCTTACCGTCCCTTCATCTGATAATTGAAGGATTGCGTCTCTCTGACCTGAGCCTGTATTTGCTAATCGAGCAATTGTTTGGCCTCCATAATTTAGTCTAATTATTGAACCTGCTCCACTTCCAACTGAAAATGTCCCATTGTTTTCTACTGTAAGTGTTGAGTTTAATCCTTTACCTATTTCAACATTGCCACTTGGTGAAATAAGCATTCTTACTACATAATCATTTGTTCCTGTTGGTGCAGAATATATTGCTAAATCATAATTATTTGTTCCGTTTTGTCCATTTATAGCCCATCTATTTACTTTATCAAATCCTTGAATAATTAAAGCAGTTTGTCCAACATTTGATGACGATGATCTAATATATAAAGTATTTCCAGTTACACCAGTAGTAACATCTGTATTAAATCCAAATTGCCCACCTGTAGTAATGCGGTATTTTTCAGAGTATGTTGTACCTGTAAAAAATGTGAGAGACTCTGCTTGTATATTTAGAGGTCTTGAATTACCACCATTAAGACTATATATGTTTTGATCAATTATGTATACACCTGCTTGTGTATTGCCAGAAAGAGATGTTGATGAAAATAACGCAGTACCATTAACGTGTAAAGATGTAGCAGGTGTATTTGTTAAAATACCAACATTTCTTCTACCAGTAACAACAAATGCAGATCCATTATCATTAACGCAGTTAATAAAGAATGCATTATTTGCAAAAGTATCCGCATCAGCAACTCTACCTAGATTAAGCTGCAATAAAGCAGTTGTATTAGTAACTGAACCTGGTCCATCTCCTGATATATCCTCTATTCTAATAGCAGGAGTTGATAACCAAGTTCCAGGAGAAGCAAGAGTTCCATTTCTTAAAATAGATATAGAATAAGGATTACTATCACCAGTATCATTTCTACCAACTGTTATAGCCCCTAATGAGGATACTTGGAACACATTTGCCCCACCACCATTTACTCTAAAGTTTATTCCCTGACCTGTAGCAGCGTTTAGGTATAAACCATCTGATGTGTCATTTGCTGCAAAAACTCTGTTAAATCCATTTGAGTTAGTTCCAAATGCAAATGTTCTATAAGCACCTCCAAAGGTTTGATCAGTTCCTATAACAGTTCCATTTATTGTAGCATTTCCGTTAACCTGCAACTTACTACCATTATCCGTTGTCGTTCCAATCAGCACGTTGCCGCCTGTTACTGCTTGCAAAGCAAGAGATGAAGCCTCAATACTTAATGGTTGATAACTTCCATAAAATGAACTATCAACTCCAAAAATTGTAGATCTACCTGAGCTAAAGGTTCCATCGTTATCAATTCTTATTCCTCTGGCAGTTCCACCAAAAGCAGCAGTAGTTCCATTTGCACTATTGTAAGCAGTTATTGAATAAGTAGCAGATGCACCGCCAACACCAACTTTGTTTACAAATGTAGCTGCTCCTGTATAAAAACGATAAGTTGCACCACTTGGTACATTGAAGTCCATTTGGTTATTAGAAACACCTATACCATAAATGTTTCCACCTGTATCATTAAATAGAACTAATTTTAAATTGCTTCCAGCAGTGGTAGAAAATGTTGAAGTTAAATTTATACTATTTGGACTAGATGTTCCACTTCCTCCACCTATGGTTCCTAATTGTAAATTCCCACTGTATCTTCCATTTCCACTAACATCAAGTTTAAAGCCAGCGTCTGTTGGGTTGTTGTCAATGGTGACATTTCCATTGCTAAATACTGCAAATCTTTCTGTTCCGTCAGTTGAAATTGCAACTTTAGTATTTGCAAAAACATTTGTTGGGTCTGCATTTATAGTTAAATTTCCTGTAACAGCATAACTAAAAATATCTCCACTGTAGATATTATTTGCCCAAAATCCTACACCAGCATAAAGAGGAGCAGAAATGTTGAATGTTCTAACACTGGTACCAGACGAATAATTAGCACCTCCAAAAGCTCCGTTTGTTCCATTATCAGTAAATAAACTGTTCCCAATAGTTGTGGAGCTTGTAAATTTAGCAAGGGTGTTAGTTGTTCCAGAAACTGCTACAGATGTTCCTGAGGTGCCTGATGTACCACTACTTCCTCCAGCACCATTTACACCTGAAGAGCCACTAGTACCACTAGTACCTCCAGTGCCTGACGTTCCGCTGGTACCTGTAGTACCAGATGAACCACTGGTGCCAGAAGTTCCAGATGTAGCAGACGTACCGCTTGTACCTGTTGTTCCAGATGTTGCACTTGTTCCTGACGTACCACTAGTTCCACCCGTTCCGTTAGTAGCTGATGTTCCACTAGTACCACTTGTACCAGAAATACCTGTAGTACCAGAAGTCCCTGAGGAGCCACTGGTTCCAGTAGTTCCACTCGTACCGCTTGATCCACTTGTTCCATCCACTCCTGTAGTACCTGATGTACCGCTAGATCCTGATACACCTGTTGATCCGCTTGTACCTGAGCTACCGCTAGTCCCTGTAGTACCTGAAGTTCCAGCTGTTGCGCTTGTACCTGAGGTACCACTTGTACCAGATGAACCATCTCCACCTGTAGCACCATCAAGATTGACTTGCCATGTGCTGTATGTACCAGAACCAGTTAATCTAAATACTATAAAGCTTAATGCCCCTGTTGATGGGTTGTAAGAAACAACTTCAGCCTCGTTGTGATTATTTGCATCGTATGCAATAATTATAGATTGTGCTACAGTGTATGCCAGCCCAAGACCCACTGTAATGGTTCCTGAGTTTCCTGGTGCTTGTAGTGTGTATGTTGAGCTTGATGTAGTGGCAAATCTATCTCCAGATAAGCCAGAAGAACCTGATGTACCAGTCGTTCCACTAGTACCTGCTGTACCACTTGTTCCAGTAGTACCGCTCGTGCCACTAGTCCCACTAGAGCCTGTTGTACCACTAGAGCCACTTGTACCATTACTACCATCAAGACCAGTAGTTCCGCTAGTTCCAGAGCTACCACTTGTTCCAGTGGTTCCACTTGTCCCTGAACTGCCAGAAGTACCTGTAGTGCCACTACTTCCAGACGTTCCTGTTGTCCCACTTGATCCTGAGGTTCCAGTGCTTCCACTAGTTCCGCTTGTACCTCTAGAACCTGCAGTACCGCTAGTGCCAGCTGTTCCGCTGGTTCCACTAGTTCCTGTTGTTCCTGAAGAACCAGACGAGCCACTTGTTCCTGTGGTACCGCTAGTACCAGTAGTCCCACTTGTTCCGCTAGTACCAGTAGTTCCAGACGTTCCAGATGTACCTGTGGTACCAGATGTTCCAGTAGTTCCAGAAGTACCGCTGGTACCTGTAGTACCGCTTGTACCTGTGGTGCCTGACGTACCGCTACTACCTGATGTTCCTCTTGTACCAGAGGTACCAGAGGTTCCTGCTGATCCTGTGCTACCAGATGTACCTGAGGTTCCAGCTGTACCACTTGTACCTGCTGGACCTGGGACATAGCCAAGAATTGCGTATATGTCAAGATCAGTTATAGGACTTGCTGCCGTAACTAATCCTTTTGCATTTACAGCAAACTTTAATGGCGTTATACCTGGGTATATATTAGCATTTGCATTTTGTAATGTAAGTGTTATTGTGCTCTGTGTAAAGCCTGTACCCACCACATCTCCTGTGAACGTGATGGCTTGTGGAGAAACTACTAATGGTGTTGTTGTAAGACTTGTTACAAGTCCTTTAGCATTAACTGTTACAACTGGAATTAATTGGCTAGCACCAAATGTTCCTGGGTTTATATTTACAGTGTTGAGTGTGAAAGCTACAGCACCTGGTCCTGTGGCTACACCATCTCCAGAAAGAGCTGTAATGTAGTTTCCTGGAGGTTGGAATGATGATGAGTCTAGTGTTCCGTCACCCTTGACAAACTGCGAAGCTGTTCCTCCTGTAGTGATATGTTTAGCAGCCTGTACATTACCTGTGAATGTAAGAGTGAAATTACCACCAATGGTTGTGTTTTGAATTAAGCTACCACCTAATTGAACTGGAGCACTTAGAGAGGTTTGTACTAAACCATTATTAAAAATATACCCTATGCCAGAGTTTATGAAAGCTTGGTTGATTTTTTGTATAACAACCTGTAAGTTGTCATTAGTCTGTACACCAATGTATAGCAAATCTTCTCCCTCATAGAATACACAGGAAGATGATAACAGAAGAGGACATGGGTTAGCTCCGCATATAGCACTCATAAGCTTGGTTATTTATCCAGCCACTACAAGATTTATGAAGGTCCTATAGTGGTAGTTGTGGTAGTAGTGGTGGTACTTACGATTACATCAATATAGTTTGTGCAAACTCCATTACTCATTATCCTAACTGTTGTTGTACCAGCTGGAGCAATCACAGAATATCCTGCTAATAAAGCTGCCTTACTTACGCCTGTAGCAAATGCAGATGCAAAACCATCAACATTAGAATAAAGGTTGAATGGTCCTGCGTCTGCTCCAGCTGATGTTAGTGTTATGAATACGTACATGCACTTTTAGTTTAATTGTGTTATTAGCAAGAAGTTGCTGCGCTTAACACTCCGCCACCTGATACTGTCCATTTAGTACTCAAGTTGGTTATGTAAATATAACCACTATAAGTAGTTGTTAGACCAGTGTTGGTGTATAAAACTACACCATTAGCTAGTACAGGAACAGATGTATACAATGGAGACAACAATACAGCTGATGTACAAGGGCTAGCAATGTTTACCAATCCTCCTAAGTACCAAGTATAATATCCAGGTCCTGAAGTTGTTGTAGTGGTAGTACTAGTCGTTGGACCAGCTGATGTACTGGTTGTAGTTGTTGTAGGTGGTGTTGGAGATATTTGTTGTTCTATTAAATAAATAGCATAGTCAATCTTTTCTAACACAGTGGTGAGGTCATCGCAACTTTGGATGCCTGTCCCTGCTAGGTTTGGACCTATGTATTTTACATTCTCAGAAGAAACAAATTTACATTGTTCACCGCTGCAACCACAAGGACCTAAAGATCCACATCCTGGGCAATTAGCATTAAATGGCATAGTTTTATGGGATATACATGATATAATAAGCACCAATTGTAGGCTGGATGTTGTTGTGCGCTACTCCACCACCTGTAGGACTAACAGTTACACTAGTTGTAACATTCACTGTAGCATTATTAGTTGGCCCAAGATCAGCAGTTCCTGATGTACTCTTAAGATTATATGAAAATCTATCACCAGAAAGTCCAGACACATCATAGTATGTATCAAGAGGGCTTGTACTTGTTAAATCTGAAATCTGATTACCAACTTTTGCAATAAAGTGTGAGTGTGGATCAGCAGTGGATGTAGCTGTTGCTGTATGCGTGTGAGAAGGAATCTCTGTAGCACTTAGCGTTACAGCATTTTGACCAGTGGTGAAAAACAGAGTGTAGTTTGGATTAGCTCCTCCAGGGTTTACAGCAGGATTCATTGTTCCTCCACCCATTCCTGTAGTTACACCAGCTGTAACACGTCCTCTCTTGTCTGGTGTTCCATTGTTACCGTTACACAAATACACGTTTGCAAACAAGCCAGATCCTGCTCCTGTGATGTCAAAGCTTGTAATAGGGCCATAGTATTCATACGCAATGTATGGTACCATATTATTCTTGTACAAGTTGGATGGTGCAATGCTCATCCAATTGTGTAATTGGCGTTAAGGGTGGTGAGTGTTGATTCAATTGCGGTGACACTGGTTTTTAAAGCGCAAATTGATTTTATCAGTGCTGAGATAACATCATTAAGAGTTATTTCACCAGACACTGGAAGAAAGCCACTCACCAATGGGCAGAGATCAGCTGGTTTAATGACAGGAATAATGCCATTACCAGTGGATAAATCTATGATAAATGTTGCAATTTGTAGTTCAACAAAAGCAAGTGTGTCCCCATTGGAAATACCAAGGGCAGGAATACCGTATCCTGTATATCTTACGCACTGATCAGATATGATTTCAGTGCATCCATTAAAGCAATTAGAGCAGCTCATTTATTTATATTTTAGAAGTTTCACTTTACTAGCTATTTGACAAACGCTAAAGTTTTTAGCGTAATCTGGGTTACAATACTTATATGTCAAGATTCTTCTGTAGTTCAAAAGATCTATCATTGTTGTATATGGAACTGGCATATTGAGTGCAAACACAGTGTTATTGTACAGATTCTTTGCCACCTCTGTAATCTTGCACTCTATATCAGCCAGCAAATCAGGGATTTCACCACATTCAGAACAGGAAGTTAATCTAGGTTGTAACATATCTATTGATTTTGAGAGGTGGGTGGTTGTACTGTGATTGACTCCTTCTTTTTATCTGCACAATATGCACACATACCATTCTTAAGGTTGCATCCACATCCTACGCTTGCTCCACAGCTTGAACACTTTGCCATATTAGTAATAAGTTGTTACGGTTGCGTAATTATTTCCTGAACATCCACAGTTGTTTCTTAGGAAGTTATCCAGCATTTTATCAGCTTGAAGATACAACCTATTTGCTTCAACTGTAGCACAATTATTAGCTGCTGCAATAGCACCATTAATAAAAAATGATATAGTTGTAAGTTCCACCTTAGATTGTGTCTTAATTGCTCTATCACACTCCATCATGTCAAGCTTCATAAATGCCTCATCAAACTTCTCTTGAAGTCTCTCAGTACGCATAATAGTCTTCTTAACGAAGTTTATGTTTGCTGGTGCCACTGAATACTTAAGATAGTAAATACCATCAGGAAGAGGATCATTACCAAGTGGTGTGATTCCCAAGTTTGAGGTGGTAAAGACATTCAAATCATTCACTACAAATGGAAGATTTACTATTCCAAAGTTTGGAACATTTATCTCAATAGATGGAGATGAGACATTTGGTGGGGTAGTTGGGTAAGTAGATGCATCAGCAACAGCTAATGTTAGCGTGTTGTATGTTGGAACTACGAGAATGTCTAGTTTCAGAGTTGGCATGGGAGTTATAAAGAAAATGCCAGAGGATTTTGAGAACTAATCCTCTCACCCTCTGGCATAGGTTATACAAATTTTAACTTACCTACTATTAAGGAATCAAAGTGCTAGTAGTGGTAGTTGTTGTTGGAGGTGTAGAAGTTGTAGTGGTAGTAGTAGTGATACAAGCATTGTTGTCAACTACAGTACCAAGAGCAGCTTCAAGAACAGCCTCAACAGCAGCAGAGATACCAGCGTTACCTGGAGTGGCAGCATTAGGAACAGCAACAATTACCATGCTATCCTCATATACGTAATCACCCCACTGATACGCAGAACGATCAAACTGATTGAACTTGATGTAATAGGTGTTGTAAATAGTACCAGTAGTTACATAAGATTCAAAGTTCTCGTTGTAACCGTTCATTCTGTACAAGTGCTTCAAGTAACCTGCCTGATAGCTGTAGAAGTTTTTCTCAAGTTGAGCAATTTCTTCAGCAGTACCAGTTGGGTAAGAAGCTCTCTGTACAACAACAGGGTTAGCAACGATATCGCAGTTATCAGCTACGATGAAGTCAGCAGTGGTAGCTGGACCTTGGTATACGAAAGTACGGAAGTACATTCTGTCATATTCCCAAGGGAATGCAGCAATATCGCAAGGCTGGCCATATTTAGTAAGAGGCTTACCAGAGATCAAGGATCAGCACCGCAATCGCAGCAAGGAGCTTGTACAGTTACGGAACGAGTGAAACCGTTGAAGTACAAGGTGTCAAGATAACTAGAATGAGCTCTTAGAGTAAGAGTCACAACTTCTCCACACTGTACGTTCCAGTTACCTACATCAGTAATTTGGACAGCAGGAGTACCGCAACCTGATACTTTGTACCATTCAGTTACGTTAGATGAGCAACCAGAACCAGATGGGCAACCCTTGATTTTATCAGAACGCTTAGAGCCTTGTAGGTAGGTGTTTTGTCTACCTTGAGCTACATAGAAGTATGGAGCAGCAGCAATGTTGCCAGCTGTAGCCACACTGTAGTCGTTCTTGAAGAAACCAACTTGACCAGCAGTTAGATCCTGAGTAGAACCAGAGCTAGGGAGAGATGTTTGCCCTACTGGAACTACAAAAAGGGTGGTTAACGAGAAATCAGCCATTTTTTTGTTTGTTTGTTAAGTTTATTTATTCATTTGTTTGTATTCTGAACTGGGCACTTTGTACCGCAGAAGCATTCTCTGTATACATTGCAAGGTTTTGGACTGTTAGATCAACCAACTCATCCTCTAGATATTCTTCAAGTTCACAGTTAACATCTGTAGATGGTTGGCCGTCAAACCTGATATATCCTGCCTTATCAATGTAGATTGGATATCTCATATAAGAGATGTATACATCACTAGGAGTGAATGTTCCGTCTGTGAATATACTAATTTCATCTGAGGAGATAAAATTAAATGTCTCTTGATATTCGAAAGATGGCTTGTAGTGAACGTTGTTCAATAAGAACTGCAAATCACCATGTTTTGCCAAGTCTTTGTTTATCCAAATTTGTCGATCCTTGCACACTCCCTTGTCAGCTAAAACATAACTGTCAATGTAGAACATGTACTTTGGATCAAGCTTATCAATATCAGCTGTCCACTGATTTAATGTTTCATTCTTTAGATGTAATGGTAACTTACCACGATTGTAATTAATTACAAGTCTTTGCAAGTCTTCATAACGCTTTTTGAAAGCGTCCATTCCCATACCATTGACAACACTAAATCCATCAACCTTCTGTTTGATAAGCTTTATCTGAGCCTCATTCAAAGCTAAGATTTTATCTTCGAGTTGAATCTGCTGATGCTCATTGGTCGATAGTTTATTTAGTTTTTGATCAATTTTATATAATAAACTATCTACAGGTATCATACAGAAGCGAGTTTCTTAGATTTCAACTTTTGCTCTAGGGTGATTAGTTCGTCTTGATTATCATCGTTAGCCAAGAACTTCACCAATTCATCCTCATCTTTTGCCACTTCATATTCACCTTCAAAGACACGTCCACTGGACTTAACTCTGTACACTGAATGTGCAATGGCTTGTTTAACCAAATCTTTAATATGGAGTAAGTTTTCTTTCATGTCTGCAAATCTGTTAAACACTTCGATTGTTGACAATCCTTGGTATTTACCAGACTTGAACTCAGTTTGTTTAAGAACGTTATCCACTTGGTTGTATACAAAATCTTCTTTAGAATCTTCTGTAACTGGAAGACCTAGAAGTCTTGCTACTTTTCTCTTTTTCTCAGGAGACATTGCATCAAACTTAGCAATAGCTCTGTTGATCAATTGTTTCTTCTTGAATACTACAGCATTTTCGATATCATCATCTACAACGTAGAATTGTGTATCTGCTGGATAGTCACCTCTTTCCCATGCTTGATAAGAACTAGCAATGGTTGGGTGAACTCTTAACCAAGAGAAAGCAAGTTCTTGAAATGGAATTGACAAGTCAAAATAGTTGTCACCATCTAGAAGCTTAACTGGCTGAACATGTCCTGTGTCATCAGTAGACTTAGACAAGCTGTAGTTCCAGAAAGGAGCTCTTGGTCCAAGATCTATACCTCCTAGAGCATTCTCAAGTTTCTCTCTCAAAGCTGTAACACGTTCGATTTCTATCTCACGTTCTGTAGGATCAGCAATTCTTTTGATGTAAGCAGCTTCAGCATCTAAGCCTGTTCTATATCTTCCATCAAGTTCCTTGTAAGGATATTTAAAAACTCCAGTTCCTGGAATTCTAGATAGTCCTCTTGACGATAATCCTCCTTGCATGGTTTGCATACCAGCACTGTTGTACTCCTTCTTAATCGTGGAGATTTTTCCAAGTTTATTACCCATATGTAGTTGATTTGTATTGGTTTGTTTGCAGAGTGCACCAATCAAATGGCTAGGCTCACTGACCCACACTCTGTTTTAAAGAGGAATAAAACTCCCCTCATGATTGACACGAGGGGAGATTTTATATTAGAACTGTGGAATTTCTTCGATTAGGACAGTTCTTGACAAGTCTTCGATGAATACATCGCAACGATCTTGCATCCAGATTTCGTAGCCTGGGAATTTGTTGGCAGAAGACATACCCTGAGACTTAGCAAAGCCAAGGTGGTGTCTACGTCCATCGATATAACCCCAAGTCATAGAAGGAGCACCCTTCATACGTACCTCACGGATGTTGTTTACCATAGAGCCATCAGACATTGGAGACACATCAAATACCATGAACACTGGAGTTGACTTCTTGTTCTGTCCAAATTCCAAGTTAGACTGAGGAAGATCAAGTTCTTTCAAGTGGATAAGTTCCACACGACCAGTTTCACGAGTAACCATTGCATCGAATGCAAAGTTGTAAGTGATGTGCTGTCCTTCTCCTTGCATGTATCTGTTTCCAGAATCAGCCATGAAGGTAAGGCCAGAGTTCAATGCATCAGCTTTCAAAGCCTGCTGGAATACGTCAAAGCCAGCTTCGTTAGTGTACATTTTCACTCGTCTGTCCTTAACATCCACACGTCTGTAGAACAAGTCTCCAAACACGGAACGGATAAGGTTTGCGGAGAATTCTCCACGGTTGTATTGTACCAAGTTACCGTTGTTACGCATTCTGTGGTAAACACCAGCAGATACACGCTTCAACTCTTGCTTAGAACCATTAGTTTTTACAGTGCCAGGCTTAGACCAGATCATTCGCTTCACCTTAAGCTCAAGCATTGCTTTTCTCAACATGAATTCTACGAATGGCTCCCACTTAACATCGTTACGAGTTAGAGGAAGTTGGTTTCTGCGCTGAGGAGCGTACACCAAGATATCAAGAGGCTTACCAGAAGCATCACGCATAGTCTTGTCGTCAGCCCATGCAGTGATTTGGTGCTCAAAACCATATCCAGAACCAAGAGATTCGAACATAGTGATTTTCTCACCAAGTCTTGGCAAACCAAGAAGATCCTGATCAAATTCACCAATTGCAGCATCAACTAGTTCTAGTTCGATACCAATTTGCAAGAAGGTAGGGCTTACGAAATCCACGATTGGGTTATCAGACACCAATGTGAAAGTGTAAAGGAAACCTGCATTCCAAGGAACTGGATCTTTTACAGCATACCATCTTGGACCATACTGACGAGAACCTACAGAAACGATAGCGTTCTTAGAGAATTCGTTAGTGTCCAATACCACCTGAAATTCCTGACCATCGATACCTGGCTTGCTCAACTCAGCAGTGGAGCTAGGGATGTCAATGATTTTAGGGAATTTGTAAGGAACTTGAACTTCCCACTTCCAAGAATCGCTGTTGTTGTCGATGTAGTAAGGAGTGGACTTGTTGATCATATCAAGGAAGTCGTTGCTGTACAATGAGCTCTGAGTGTACAAGGAGATGATCTTCTTGTCATAATCAGCTGGCTCAGTGGAGTGAAACGACTCCAAGTGATTTGAATCAGTTAGCTTTCCTACAGCACGTTTGTCCATTGACGCAACACGGGCATAGGTAAAGCCAGTTAAACCTGGGATTGTTTGAATTGCCATTTTTTTGTTGACTTTGTTTTATTTAATTTATAAGAACCATGAGTTCGCTTTTCCAGGATTGCCACCAGAAGCAGGTTTTTTACTTGTCTGCCTTGCGACTTCCTCAAACAACTGAGTTGACTTCTTAGTCACCCCTGTTCTTTGAATGGTAGATAGTGTAGGATCTTTTTCCAAGATTTTTAGAAGAAGTCCCACTTTAACTTTCAAAGCGTGATTCTCAGGTCTCTTGAGCTCCAGGATAGTCTTGTCAAAATCTGTCAGGGTTTCTCCTGACGGAGTTTTGTACTTATCTACCAAAAGGAAGTCTTGTAGTTCTGATGCCAATTTGGGGTTTAATGGAATTCCATCAAACTCCTTTGTTTTCAATTTGTCTTGAAGGACAGACTGAACGTTTTGTATATACTGATTTCGAATCATTGCTTTCTGCTGAAGTTGTTGTTCAGCTTGTTGCTCCATTTGTTGCAACTTTGCTGCTTCCTTCTTAACAAGCACCTTGTGATGCTTGCTAGCAACTGTTTCTAAATCTCCGTAGTTTCTAAGTCTTTCAACTTCTGTTGTGATGTCATCACTATCAAATCCCTGGTCTGCCAAAGCTTGTTTGATCACTCTCACTTGGTTGTCTTCATTGGACAAGTCCAATTCAGCAAAATTCACTACGTTGTTATATACGCCAAAATAATCTTTAGGGTCTACACCCTTTACAAATATGGCATCAAACGCTTTCTGGTAATCCTCTCCAAACTGACCAATGAAATTATCAACAATCTCGATTGCACCTTTTTTCTTTTCTGAATTGAACTTTTCCAAGAATTGCTCTGGAGTTTCAATTACAACATCGTCTTCCTCATCATCCTTTGTGAAAACACCAAGTTTGAAAAGGTCCTTTGAGAGAGAAACAAATGGTGATTCTGCTACATCATCGTCTTCATCAGACTCTTCAGCTTTTGCTTCTGCTTTAGCTGGTGCTGCAACATTATCATCTTCTTCTTCCTCATCATCATCGTCTCCAAGAAAGTTTTTCAAAACATCTTGTGGAGTGGGTTCCTCACCATCTAGCTTTTGGACAACTTCCTTACCTTTAGAAACCTCTGGTTTTTTAGGAGCTTGGGGTTCTTCAGCTGTCTTTACAATTGTCTCTAGTTTATCAGGATCTTCTGTAGAAGTTTCTGGAGAGAACAAGTCGCTCAACAATTCTGTGTTGCCCACTCCCATTCCCAACGTTTCTTCAATACCAAAGTTACCAAATGACGGAGTGTCTAGGTTGTCTGCCATATATGTAGTTAATTATTTGATTGGTTTATTGATATAAATGTACTTTCGTTTATAAAATAATCAAATAAGCATTTTTCATATTCTCTCTAGCAACATTTAGTTTTTCTTTTTCAAGTTGCATCTTCTGCATAGCCTGATTGTTTTTAGATTGAATATCCTGCATCTTCACTTGATACTCTTGAGCTGCTTTAGACTGTTGCATAGATAGATTTGATATCTCTAATATATCAGGAGTGCCTGACTCATCAACATCTTGCGTTGCTGCCTCACCTCTCGCAGCAGCATTAATAAGAGCAATCTCTTTCTTATTAATTCTATCAAGTTCTTGCTGATAGTTTTGATTAGCCAACGTTTCTTGCTGTTGCTGTTGTTGAGCTTGTAGCTGAGCAGCTGCAATTTGTTGCTGTTGTTCAAGCTGTTGTTGCTGCATTTGCATCTGTTGATCTTGCAATTGTTGCTGACGATCCTTGAGATTTTTGAATGTCTTCTTCATCTCTCTCATGGACTTAGTAGAATACAATTCTATTACATCATATAGTGTGCCACCATTCTGAATGACAGCATTAACTTGTATAAATGCGGATTCTCCCTCAGATGTAATGTATGATAGTGTAGACATAGGTTTAGCACTTTCTACATACTGTGCAGCATCTACAATAGCTTGATATAATTGACCTAATACATACTCGTGTGCAATGAATAAAGGCTCTGTCTGGGCGTATGACTGACTGACAGCTGTGTTGACACCTGTGGCAGATTCGCTCGCTTGTACAGTCCCTAAACGCTGTCTAGAGATGCCTATAAGTTCCCAACATTCGTTCTTCAGTTGTAGAGCAAGATTATATCTAGACTGGATTTCACTAGTTCTAGTCAAATCTATGTTTCTTGCAATGGTAGTGTTCGAGACAGCAGCCTTTGTGTTCTCTGGGCTATCATCATCAAATATAATACCACGCTCTCTTGCTTCCATTTCCCATACATCTAGAGCATCTTGATCATCTCCATCTTTCAATCTAGGAACACGTCTAATGTTTACAGAAGCTACGTTACCAATTTCTTTTTCTAGTAGTTTGTAGAGCTGATTCATGCAAATATTGTAAAGCACCTGGAATGGCTTCATTAAATCCACTAATGACTTAGCTTCTGTATTTTTCACCTCAAATGTGGTGCCTATGATGGGGCAATAGTTAAGAATCTTTAGAGGCTTGACATGGTAAATGTCTGGACCAATCTTAGTTCCTTGATACCACTGGTTAATCCATCCCCATTCCAATGAAGTTTGTGTAGGAATAGTGTTTGATTTGTAATTTTCGTCTACGAGAACAGTTTGATCATTACCCATTTCATCTATATAGGATAATTTACCAATCTTTCTCTTAGAGATCCAATATGCTCTAACAACAACATATTTGTATCCAAATGTAGACACGTTAGTTGTCAAACCTAAGAAGTCTTTTAGTCCATCATTGTTCTCTTTCATCTCACTTTCAATCATCATTCTTGTCTGTAGGACAAGAGGATCGAATGTGTCGTATTGGATGGAGTCAATACCATCAGCAGCGTTAGGATTACCAAGATTGGATTCACGAACGTTGATCAATCCATAGTCTTGCAATGAGCTTCGTAAATGGTCAATCTCTTCTTTTGTCAAGTCAGGAATACTCTCAATAATCTCTGACAATTCCATAACTTGCACAGTACCAGCAGCATACGCTCCTTGATTTCTACCTGTAGGATCAGAAATCCACTTTCTATCTGGTGTGGTTAAGAACCATGTGTTCTTTGGGTTGGCCACTTCTATGTTAAATCCAAGCTTGGAGTTGTCTTCATAGATGTGATAGAACTCTCTAGCAGAAATAAGCATATCTCTGAATGCATCTTCGCTTTTCTCTTTAAGATTGAATTCTGCTTTCTGACATGTCAAAATGTGGTTGGCCCACTTCTCTGCTACAGATGTGTAAGAATCAAGCTGATCCTTCACTTGCTCCATTGTAATTTGTTCTAGCTGCTCTTCATCAACTTCTTGACCCTGCATAGCTAGCTTCTGCATTATATTCTGTCTGGCTTGAGAAATAATAAACTCTTGCAGAACATCTGTCTTGAATTGTAATTCTTCAGACTGGCTATCATCATCAAATGCCTTTACACGAAATGTATCTGGACGCTTAGATATTTCGCCTACAAGCTCATTAATTGGTGTTGTTACAATAGAATAATGTTTTACATAGGCAGGAAGCCCTAAGTCTCCCTGTAGTATTTCTGTAAATGATTTTACATCTGGCTCCTGATAAAAGTCCTCCATTCTCAGGATGCCTTTTACAAGGTCATAATTTTTAACAAATGTATCACGACTCTTCATGTATTCTGCATACGACTTGTTTGCAAAATAATCCATCGTGTTTTTTACCCAACTCTCGTCCTGCTTCTCTTTCTCTGTCTTGAATTGATCAGGGAAAATGTTAAGATAGGCATATCGTATGGTTGCGTCCTTTGTATATCTAATGATTGCCATTATGAAAATAATTTATTTTTTCTCGTATTGAACATATTTCTAGAGCTGCTAAATAGCGTGTTGCTCTTTAATTTCTTACTGTACAGCGACTTCACCCTATCATCATTTGTCCCACCAATTCTTCCAAATATGGGGTCCATCTTAAGTGCCTGAGCTATAGCTAGTTCCGCTGCAATAATCCTATCGAAGTTGCCTTCATCATTATATTGAATGATTTCTTCAAGCAACATAGGATCAAACATCTTACTCACACCTGTAACTTCTTTAGTTACATTTCCTTCATCATCCTTCTCAGAATAAATAACATCCTCCATGTATCTCTTCAGACATGTATGTAGGTAGTCAATTATTTTTTGGGCTGATCTGTGAATACCATACTCTCGTTTCACAGTGGTGTTTGGAATCACTTCTAACAACCATTGTGGTTGCTTCTCTAGATAGTGAGCATCCCCCTTACTCTTCATGTATTCGATGAAAGAAATATCATCATTTTCACAGAGAGCCCTAGCGTTGTAATATTTAATTAATAATCTAGCCTGTTCTTCCCACGTTTCCTTCTTATCAGGTCTTGCACAATACGAAGCTACGAACATATCCTGATATTTTTCACCAGTGAGATCGTGCATTCTCTTGTAAATATACACAGAACCTAGTGAAGTTGAATACTTTGCCTGTCCTTGTCTGT